GCGTTGATACCGTGTATCGAAAGTTTAAAATGCCAGCCAGAGCAGCAGCAATGCGCTTTGGCGAGGACGTTCTTTCTCAACGAATGACAAAGGCGCTGGCTGAAGACCCTTATTCTGAGGTCACGATCATCCATGTTGTGCGTCCTCGTGAAGACCGAGACGTTACCAAGGAGGATACTCTTAATAAGCCTTACTTGAGTTGCTACATCGACCCGGAAGAAAAAACTATCCTGTCGGAAAGTGGGTACGACGAATTTCCGTACATGGTTCCCCGCTATTTGAAGGCATCTTTCGAGCTGGGCTATGGTCGGTCGCCAGCCATGACGGCTCTGCCTGACGTAAAAATGCTCAATAAAATGTCCGAAACGACAATCCGGGCAGCACAGAAACAGGTCGATCCACCGCTCATGGTGCCAGACGATGGCTTTATGTTGCCGATACGGACCGTACCTGGCGGCTTGAACTTCTATCGAAGTGGCACACGGGATCGCTTAGAACCTTTAAATATTGGTGCAAATAACCCGCTTGGCCTCTCTATGGAGGAACAACGCCGTACCGCTATTAGATCAGCTTTCTTTGTTGATCAGCTCATCATGGGCGAAGGCCCACAGATGACAGCGACGGAGGTGATCCAGCGCACCGAGGAAAAGATGCGACTGCTCGGCCCAGTGTTAGGCAGATTGCAAGCTGAATTGCTACAGCCACTCATCAATCGGGTTTTCAACATTCTTGTTCGGCAACAAGCGTTTCCACCCGCGCCGGATAATCTTAAAGAATTGGATCTCGATATTGAATACGTTTCGCCACTAGCGAAAGCGCAGCGCAGCGGTGACGTGCAATCCGTCATGCGTTTATTTGAATTGATCGGCCCGATGGGCCAGCTCGATCCCGGTGTCTTTGACTACATGGATACGGACGGCATGGTTAAATATCTCATCAAGGTGCTAGGCGTTCCCGCCTCAGTTGTCCGGGGTGAGGACGAAGTTTACCAGGTGAGAACCGAGCGCGCTCAACAGCAAGCACAACAACAGCAAATGGCGGAGATGGCGCAGATGGCAGAGGCTGCTGGCAATGCGGCACCCGCTTTGAACGCAGTCGATGATCTTCAACAACAAGCAGCCGCACAAGAACAGGCAGCCGAAATGGAGACGACCGAATGAGCCCCGAAGATTTAAAGACGAATTATAAAATGGTCTTTTCGTCGAATGAAGGTCAAATCGTCCTAGATGATCTACAAAAAAGATGCCACCTGTTTACACCCGTTTTCAGTGGCGAAAACACCCACGAGACAGCGTTTAAAGATGGTCAACGCAATGTCGCCTTGTTCGTCATCAATATGCTGTCGGACAACCCAGCGCCCACCCAAGAAACAACAAATGAAAGTGATTAAACATGGCTGAAGAACAGGTAGCGGAGGCCCCAGTCGATGCTGGACAAGCGCCGTCTGAAAGCGTTGCACAAACAGAAACCTCCTGGCGAGATACTCTGCCGGAAGAAATCCGCGAACATAAAAGTCTGTCGACAATCCCTGATGTAGGAGCGCTGGCGAAAAGCTTTGTTCATGCCGAAAGTATGATCGGCAGCGACAAGATCCCAGTGCCAGGCAAATGGGCAACGGATGATGATTGGTCTGCTGTCTACAGCAAGCTTGGTCGGCCTGAAACGTCAGGCGATTACAAGTTAGAAGCTGGCGAAACTGCTGACGCCGACACGCTGACCTGGTTCAAGGACACGGCGCATAAAGTTGGCTTGAATAGCGGACAGGCGCAGAAGCTTCTGAGTGAGTACGAAGAGCGAATGGGCAGCCAGGTGACGGGAAACGATGCTGGCCTCGAACTCGCACGCACTGAGGCTGATTTGGATTTGAAACGCGAATGGGGCCGCGCTTACGACAACAAGATGGCTGGCGCAAAAAGTGTGCTTATGAATTTTGCTGACGAAGACCTCGCTGAAAAGACGTTGGCGGATGGCACTAAGTTTGGTGACCACCCGGACGTCGTTCGGCTGTTTTCTAAAGTTGGCGATTTCATTCGTGAGAAGATTGGCGAGGACTCAATAGCTGGCCCTAAAGGCAACGGCGTCATGGCACCAGATGAGGCCAGCCAAAAACGGAGCGAGATTACGAAAGAAGGCTCGCCCTATTGGGATGTTCGTCATCCAGAGCATGACTGGTACGTCCAGGAAGCCCTGAAGTACAACGAAATGATGGTTTAAATTTGAGAGATAACTGGTAACAGCCTTTCTGCTTGCGAGAAAGAATCGCCGTCTTGGCAGACGTAAAATGCAAGAAAAGTCCGTCATTCTGACGGGTAGCATTTCGATCAATTTTAACTCTGATCGAAGGACTGAAAAATGAGTACTCAAGTAAGTACAGCATTCGTTAACCAGTTCTCTAGCAACGTACAGTTGCTCTCACAACAGATGGGCAGTCTGTTGCGGTCTTGTGTTTCTGAAGAATCAATTACCGGCGAAAAAGGTTTTTTCGACCAGGTTGGTTCGACTGCGGCGCAGAAGAGAACGACACGCCACGGGGATACTCCACTTATGGAAACTCCCCACTCCAGACGTATGGTCACGATTGACACGTATGAATGGGCTGACCTTATCGACGACGCTGATAAAGTCAGAATGCTAATTGATCCGACTTCCACCTACGCTCGCGCAGCAGCATCTGCGATGGGTCGTGCGATGGATGACGCGATTATCACTGCTGCGACCGGGACTGCCAAGACAGGCAAAACGGGTAGCACATCAACCGCCATTGGCTCAGGCCAGCAAATCGCACACGGTTCTGCTGATCTAACCTTGGCAAAACTACTGTCTGCAAAGAAAATATTGGATAACGGTTCGGTCGATCCCAGTATTAAACGCTACATCGCTGTAGCACCCGCGCAGATTGAAGCTCTCCTGGGCGTCACTCAAGTTACGTCATCTGACTACAACAGTGTAAAAGCTCTTGTCCAAGGTGACATAGATACGTTCATGGGTTTCAAGTTCATCACAAGTACCCGCCTTGCTGTCGCGTCAAACATTCGTAAATGTTTTGCGTGGGCTGAAGACGGAATCAAGCTTGGCGTCGGCAAAGACGTTGTCGCTAAAGTTGATGAGCGTTCCGATAAATCTTATTCAACGCAGGTATTTTATTCTGCAACTTTTGGTTCCGTCCGCATGGAAGAAGCCAAAGTTGTTGAAATTTCCTGCGATGAATCGGCATAGGGAGGATTGAAAAATGGGTACTGCTAATTCAACATTAGTCACCAATTTTGAAGCCGATCCTATGGCTGCAAATGATGTTGCCTTGCTGCATGGCTCTATGCGTGTAGCTCAGGGAACTATCGTGGTTGCGGCGGGTGATTCAGATGACAACGATATTCTGATGCTCGCTCCGATTCCATCAAACGCAACTGTTCCTCATATTTTCTTGGGGTCAGATACGCTTGGTGGATCAAATACGATGAACATTGGTGTCTACACCAGTGCCGGAGTTGTTGTGGATGAAGACCTCTTCGCAACTCTTGTCGCTGATGCAGGAGCAATGACGGACGTTCGTCACGAAGCTGCCAACATTAATACTTGTGGGCAGAAAATGTGGGAACTCGCAGGCGCAAGTAGCGATGGTGGAGGCTATTACTATATAGCGGCCACTATGGCTGCGGCTGGTGGGACGGAGGGCGATCTGTCCTTCATCATCCACTACGTCGTTTCGTAGTTCGAAAACAGATTGGGGGCAGCTTAGGCTGCCCCCTTTTTACAGGATTATATGAATGTCTTCAGAAGTCGATATTTGCAACACGGCGCTCAACATGATTGGCGCGAGCAACATCATTTCTCTAACTGAGGACAGTAAGTCGGCTCGGCTGTGCAATCAGCGATATGAGCCAACACGCGATTCAGTTTTTCGTGCTCACCCTTGGAATTGTCTTATTAAGCGGGTGGAGCTTGCTGCCGATACGGTAGCCCCTGCTTTCGAGTGGTCGTATGCGTATACGCTACCTTCGGATTGCTTGCGCGTTCTGCAAGAACAGTATCTCGATTGTGTTTTCAAGGTCGAAGGTCGGAAGATTGTGACCAACGATAGTTCTTTTCGGTTGATTTATATCGGCAGAATTACTGACCCAAACGAGTATGACAAACTGCTGGAAGATGCGCTTGCCCAAAGGATGGCCGCAGAAATGGCCTACCCTCTTGTGGCCTCATCAGCGTTATCGACCAATATGTTTCAAATGTACGAAATGAAGTTGAAAGAGGCCCGTTTCGTTGATGCCACCGAGGGGATGCCAGGCTCGATGGATCAGGTCGGCGACTATGGATCGATTGAAGCCAACACCTTTATCTCGTCGAGGTTTTAGTAAATGGCAAAGGCTGCTGCTGCTCTTACAAACTTTACGGCGGGTGAACTATCGCCTCGCCTCGAAGGGCGAACAGAACTCGCAAAGTATTTTAATGGCTGTGCGACCCTGGAGAACATGCTTGTGCATCCGCATGGCGGTGCAGCTCGTAGACCAGGAACCATTTTTGTCGCGGAGGTCAAATCGTCAGCCGCAGCGGTGAGGCTGATCAGTTTCGAATTTAACGTAGAGCAAACTTACGTTCTTGAGTTTGGCAATAATTACTTCCGCATCATGCGCGATGGCGGGGTTGTCGCGAGCGGTGGTTCAGCCGTCGAGGTAACGACGACGTACACGACAGCACAATTAACAGGGCTCAAGTTTGCACAGTCTGCCGACGTTATGTATGTCGTCCACCCAGACCACCCACCCAGAAAAATAACGCGAACAAGCCACACGGCCTGGACATTGACCGATGTTGTTTTTGTCCGGGGGCCGATGCAAGACCAAAATTTGACAGAAACCACTTTGGTTGCAAGTGCAAGATCCGGCAGCGTCA